TATTCTTCTAATATAGTAATCATTATGCCATGCATGAATACCAGAACTAGTTCCTAATGTTAATGATGTTGTACCAGCAGGTTTTACTGTTGTTGTTCTAGCAGCCTTTCTAATACCAATCAATTTAGCAACACGTGCATTCTCTTTGTTAACTACTTTAGCAGCAGCTTCCATATCATAACCAAGTATTCTACCAGATCCTATACCAGTCATAGACACACCAATCAATGCATCTTTTTCTGTGGTCTCTTGCCATATTGGTCTGAGATAGTGGAAGTTAGTGTATCCTGCTTGAAGTGTTCCTATAAATGCAGCAGCTTTAACTCTTGCTTCTAAGTCTTCTTGGGACTCAATGTTGCTTACATTAACTTCACAAAGATTACAGAATTGAAAAGGACGTAGAGCAATCTCACAACAAGGATTAGTTCCCCAGTCTTTGTCATTGTTAAAGTAGATACCAGGTTCACCGGCTTTACTTAACTCTACCCTTTTCCATAGATCCATAAAGAAAGACTTAGTTATTTTATGTCTCATAAGAACAGCAGAGTTGTTAGCTCTACCACGTTGTGGATTTAGTTCCCACCAAGCTCCAGATTTACAAGCAATCATTTCACTATCATCAGCACTAAATAAACTAATAAGTGCAGCACGTCTAATACCACCGGCTAATACAGCATCTGCTATATGACAAATAATATCATGTACTTCTAATGTAGATAAAGCATCCCCATCTTCTTTGTTATCTAGTATACCTGTGATCTTAAGTATACATTCTTTTAATGGTTGTGGTCCAGGAGCTTTACCACCTGATGTTACAAGTCTAGCACCTTTTGGTCTGATATCTGAATAATCAAATACTATACGTGAACCCTTACCATTTAAGTAAGACTTCATTAACATCTTAATAGCATCTGCCCATCCTTCAATAGAATCACTAATTAAATAACGTCTAGATCTTTTAGGGTATGGTTTATTTATTAATGGAAGTTTGTCTACATGATGTTTTTGTACAGAATAACCGACACCTGTTCCACCAAGTAACAAGAACATGGTTTCACTAAAAGCATCTATATGATCTATAGGAAGGTATGCACAGTTATATATTCTATTAGGACTAATCTCAATTGGTTTACCACCAAACTGCATTGATCTCATAGATGGTAATACTTTTTTACTTTCTACATAACGATAGGTAGTTATGATTTCATTCATAAGTTTTGGATATGATTTAATGTGCATTTCCATGTTTCTAGTGACCAGTTCTTTCCAGGTCTCTCTTCTTTTTAACTCAGCATTATACCGTGCATATTTCATATGGACAGTAATGTCACTAAGGATCTTGTTATTCAATTCCATTCTTTTGTTATTTAATAGTTAATAAAATGATAGCACCTACGAAAAGTAGGTAATAATAATATAGTCAATTTTTCAGATATAATGTTTATGTTTTCTATTTTTAGTTGTTAAAGTTTTTTTGTATATTATATATATAATAAAAAGTTTACAAATATATAAAAATTATTAATATGGGTGGTTCACTTATTGCAAAAAACATACATCAAAAGATTGAAGACAAAGTAGATTATAATGTAAATATTTCAGATAAGACTGAAACAGGTTTAGGATTTAAAGGTGCTCACTGGGTAACCACTACAACTTCTACAACAGGAAAGTTTTATGCTGTTCAAGGTATAGATGCAGGAACAATAGATGTTAGTGGCTCTACATTTGACAGTAGTATGACAGGTTTTACTGGTGCTACGGATATAGTTATTCCAAACGGATCTATAATTTATGTACAAGCAACAGTACTGGCAACAACAGGTAAGGTAATACTATACAATAAATAACATACTATGTTAGGAAATGTAGCAGCAAGTAATTATAATCCAAAAGCAGGGGATGATCTTTTTAATATTATAAAAGGAGGTTTTAATGAACCTGGTTCCTTTACGGCTATGTATTGGCTTGACTTCACAGATACTGCAAATCTATATCAAGCACAAAATGGTACTAGTCAGGTAATAACAAATGATCAATACATAAGACATGTAAAAAATAAAGTTAGTTTTCCTGCTTACTCATCAAACTTTTCTGGTGGTGTAACTACAAGCACAATGCCAGTGGGTTCACATTTTATTTCTTTAGCAGATAATGATACAACAGCTCCTCAGTTTAAAACAAATGTACACAATGGACTATCAGCTGCATATTTTGATGGTGATGCAGGGTTATATTGTTCTGGAAACAGTCCTGCTGAAGGTGCTCTTTTAGAATATACAGGTTGCGTTTTTTGTGGATTGTCTAGTAATGCTAACATGAGCCCAGAATTTGTAAGCATATGGATAGTTTTTAAAGGCACAGGAAATGTTAGTAGTGATGAAACATTATATTCAGTAACACTTCCGGAAATGGCAATAGGTTGTGGTGCAACACAAAATTTTTATGAGTTTAAATTAGAATCATCAGATGATGATTATGAATTTATTGCTGGGCAAGAAGGTGGTGCAACAACAGATTTTGCCACAAATATAAATGCAACAACAGATGTTGAGTTGTGGACATATTGTGGAAGAAATACAGCAGCTGGAACGGCAAGAATTTATAGAGATGGAGATACATCTGATGGGCTATCAGGTCAAACAGCCTCCACTGAACTGATGTATAATACAAGTGTTGGTGGTATAGGTACTTCTAATTGTATAAACCACTCTTTGGGTTGTAAAGTAGATTCTTCTAAAACTTTTTCTCAGCATTGGACTGGTCATGTCTTTGAATACATTGCTATAGAAGGCACTCTTAATGATACAACAAGAGAGCTAATAGATAATTACTTTAAGGGTAAATATAATATTTCATAGAAATTTAGTATATTATATTATGGAGGAGTACATCTTTACAATTATAATTACAGCACTAACAGTGTTTTTTAGCACAGAAGCGTGGAGATATTACAAATCTAAATTACATATTAATCATACAAAAGAATCTATGGCAGCAAAAAAAGAAAGAGAGTATACAAACAGTCTTGTTGAAAGAGTATGTAAGCTTGAAGATCTTTTAGGAGAAAGTTCTGCTGAGAAAGATTATTTAAGAGAAAAAGTATTAGCCCTAACAGAAGAGGTGGCTGGCTTACGTGAAAGAGTTAAGTTTCTTGAAGCTGAGAATGAACGTTTAAAATTTTCATAATATGAAAAAAAGAAAAAAACAAGTTAAAAAAATGAATCTGGGTGGTGACACTCCTGTGCAAAATATGTATATGCAAATGATGCAAAACATAATGCCTAAGACTGCTGTTGGAAAAGCATTACAACTTATTAAAAATAAAAATGGTGAGATAAATACCCTTAAAGGTAATCAAAATCTTATGTTTGAAAAAATGTTAAAGATGTTTACTGAGAATGATCAGTTAACAAAAATGAGAAATGTTTTAATCCAAAACCTTAATAAAGAGAAAAAAATTAATGAGGCAAGAAATTTAAAAATAAGAACAGAAAAAGGTAAAAGTTCACCAAGGAGAAGAGGTGGTAGAGTAAAATAAAATGGCAAAAGAATTAAACGAAGACACAGGTTTTAAAGTTAGCATTAAAACATTAATTGGAATTGGTTTTGCAATGGCAACTGTAATTGGTATGTGGTTTGCTTTACAGGCAGATATAGAAGAGGCAAAACAACTACCAGAACCACCAGTACCAGATGTGACAAGAATGGAGTTTGATATGAAGGATAAAAATATACGTCTTACTATTGAGAATACTCAAGATGATGTAACAGAGATTAAGGAAGATCTTAGACGTATAGAGGACAAAATAGATGAACTAAAATGAAAAACCTAATATATATACTTTTACTATTTGCTGCTACAGTTAGTGCACAGATAGAGGTTATACAGTATAATGCAGGATGGAATTCCAGCAATGATGTTGAGTGGTGTAAAGAGTTAACAGACTGTGATATAAGTTATGTTGACATAGCCGCTAAACCAAAACAACAAGCAAAAAATAAAATAGGAGTGGTTCCTACTATCATAATATTTGACGAAGGAGAAGAGGTAGAAAGGTTTGAAGCAGATATATCTTTTAGTATAAAAGCTACAAGAGAAGAAATACAAACCATAATAGATGAATTAATTGTAAATAAATTTTAAAATGAAGAAATTTTTATGTAAATTATTATGTATAGTTACATTCAAAACTATATGCTTAAAATGGTGTGATGAAAAGTCATGCTGTAAAAAAACTGATTGTTAATAAATAATTAAATAATTTAAAAAAAGATAACTATGAGTACATTAAAGACAACTTTTACTGCAACTGGTGTTTCAACGTCTCCTGTATCTAGTATCAACTCTGTTGCTCTTTCAATGACCAAGGATCTTACAGTTAATGATCCAGAGGAAGTAGGAGCCTTTAATTTAGCTAATGATGCTAAGTTTGATGTTTTACCTTTTGCTGATAATGCATCAGGAACATTTGTATATGTTGAAAATGCAAACACTTCAGGTACTTCACCATTAAAGGTTAGAGTTAACCTTGGTGTGAATGATCCTACAACTGGTAACGTAACTGCTGTTACTACTGATATAGTAATTGCAAAATTACTTCCAGGTGAGTGGCTATGGATACCTATGGCACATGCTGCTGATGTAGCTGTTGCTGCTGCTTTAGCTGCTGCTACTTCAGGTGCACAGGTAAATAGAGGGTTAAGCGTTGTGAATGACGGAACAGGTGGTACTATTGAAGTAAAGTATGCAACGTTTAGTAGATAATAATAATAATAAATAATAATAATCATGCCGAATTTAACAACAAATTTAACTTTAGCACAATCAGGGATAGCTCCAGATGCAGTTACTGTTTCTACAGGTACTGTAAATTTTATAGTTGAGTCACCAGGTGTTTCAAATGGTGGTGAAACTATGACTGGTGCAACTGACTATTTGCTAAGTCCTAGTAATGCAAAAGATCAATACATTTTTATAAAGAATGTAGGTGAGTCTACAGACACTGCTATAAAATTGTACAAAGGTTCTGGTGGTGGTACTCACATAGGGTCACTATTACCTGGAGATTTTGTATTATGGAAGTGGATATCTGGCGCAGATCTTTATGCAAGAAATGCAACTGGTGCTGGTAATGCTAAAATAGAGTGGACGTTTTTTACATCTACTACTACTGTATAGTATAAAGTTTTAACTCATGTGGTTTTTTAAATCAAGTCTTGTGTGGATTGTGTTATTCCTGTGTTCTACAGTGAATGCACAATCTATAGACTCTTGGATAAATATTCAACTACAAACAGATGATTATCCAGAAGAAACATCTTGGATGCTATATAATATTAGTGGCGGTGCAGTGGCTACTAATGACTCTTTAGCAGAACTTACCTTATATGACACTATTGTAGATTTATTATCTGGAGAATACATTATTCAGTTAGATGATGAATATGGTGATGGTCTAGGAGGTTCTCAGTGGGGAGGTGCTGATGGTTGGTTCCTTATACAAAATGAATGTCAAGATACACTATTCTATGCAGAAGGTGATTTTGGTTTACAACTAATAGATACATTAACTATAGCTCCTTGTGCACCCCCTCTTCCTGGGTGTATAGATTCTTTAGCAATAAACTTTAATCCTCTTGCAACTGTAGACGATGGCTCATGTGAGTATCCAGGTTGTGATGGGATTCTTACATCTAACGCATATGATATATGTATAGGTGGAGGAACACAAACACAAATAATATTTGAATGGACATTAGATGACTACAATCCTAATTGTGAAGTAACTAATATTCTTGTATCAAATGAAGAAGGTTTAGGTCCTCTAAGTCTTCCACCAGCTCCTGTAAATAACTTTGGTTTCATAGCAGGTAATGGTCAAATGCCACCTAACTGGAGTGTAGAGCACTACTGTGTATTAGAATTTATAGATGGTTCTGTGTCTGATACAATAGCTTATACACCATCTCCATGTATTGCGGGTTGTACAGATCCTACACAAATAGCTTATAACCCTTGGGCAACATTTGATGATGGTACTTGCACCGGAACATCTTGTGATACTACATCCCAGTATCAGATTACAATGGAAATTATGTTTGATAATTGGCCTGGTGAAACAGGTTGGACAATGGTAACTAACTCTGGACCAGGAGTTGAAATGCCTGATGGATCATATAACTTTCAAGACATAGGACAAACATATACATATACTTTTTGTGTAGATCAAAATGCACCGTGGGAATTAATTGTTTCAGATACTTATGGTGATGGTATGGCTGGCTCTTCTTCAGGTGGTAATATGGATGGAACAATTGTAGTTTATGATTGTGCTGGAGATACTTTATGGAATATGGATAATCCAGGTTTTGGTAATGTATTATATTCAGGAGCACAAAACGCAAACCCTTGTCCTACTATACCAACAATACCTGGTTGTTTAGATGATGACTATGTTGAGTTTAACCCAGAAGCCAATGAAGATGATGGATCATGTGCTACACTACATACTTATGGGTGCACTAACCCAAATGCATTTAATTATGATCCTAACGCAACTATAATGGATTTAGTTCCAGACTGTAACTATGAACTATGGATAGGTGATGCAGGTGGTGATGGTTGGGGTAATTCTTATTTAGGAATTATGCAGAACGGGCTTATAATTGGTACATATACAATGGGTCCAGGATCTTATGAACAAACGTTTGGTCTTATACTAGATCCAGGTGTGCCAGTTGAAGTATACTACTTTGAGGTAGGAGGGCCACAGCAACCACCTCAAGAGATAGAGTTTCAAACCTGGCACAATTCATTTAAGCTAACCAATGCTAATGGTGTTGAGTTAATGTATGAGGGTTATAACCCATTTGCTGATAACGGTCAAGGTGCTTTACAAAACTTTACATCTCCTTTCTGGACAAAGTATGTAGCTATACCTTTTTGTGGTACATATTGTATACCAACAGTTGTTGGTTGTTTAGATCCAACAGCATATAATTATAATGAAGAAGCTAACACTGATGACGGATCATGTGAAGCTATAGTAGAGGGATGTACAAATGATTTAGCATTTAACTACAATCCAGAAGCTAACGTAGATGATGATTCTTGTGTAGCTCTTGTAGTTGGATGTACTGATTCTACGGCTTGGAACTACAATGCAGATGCAAATGAGGATGATGGTGCTTGTATATACTTAGGTTGCACTGATTATTCAGCTTGTAACTATAATCCAGGTGCAAATGCAGATAGTGGAGGATGCACTTACCCTGATCAATACTATAACTGTAGTGATGTATGTATAAATGATGCTGACTCAGATGGAATTTGTGATGAGCTTGAAATATTAGGATGCACTAGTGTAGCTGCTATTAACTATATGCCGGAAGCAACTGATGATGACGGTAGTTGTGTTGGTATAGTATACGGTTGTACAGATCCTACTGCTTTTAACTATGACGCTACAGCTAATACAGATAATGGTTCATGTGTAGCTGTAATATACGGGTGTATAGATAGTACAGCATTTAACTATGATCCAGCTGCTAACACAGACAACGGAACCTGTATAGAATTTACATATGGTTGCACAGATGAAACAGCTCTTAACTTTGATCCACTAGCAAATACTTTAGATAACTCTTGTTGTTATCTTGGGGGTTGTACTGATGCTACCGCACTAAACTATGATGAAGATGCTTGCTTTGATGATGGTAGTTGTGTAGTTATAATAGAAGGATGTGCTGATCCTAATGCATATAACTATGATCCGTTAGTTAACTTACCAGATAATACCACTTGTCTTTATGATGCAGGTTGTATAGATGGTCCAGGTAATCCATATTGGTTAAATGACGGATGTTATGCTTGGGTAATAGATGTAGATTCTTATTGTTGTACTGAAGAATGGGATGCAACCTGTGAATCTATGTATAATATTTGTTTATTAGGTTGGCCTACTGATATAGATGAGTTATCAGGTAGTGATATTGTTGTATATCCTAATCCAACAGCAAATACATTTACTATAGAAACAAGATTAAATGTTGATGTACAACTATATAATATGATAGGTGAGTCTATAAATATAGATAATACTAAAAGAGTTGATTTATCAGACTATCCTAATGGTATGTATAATTTAATTATTACATATGACAAAATAAGAATAACTAAGAAAATAATTAAATTATGAAATATGTAGCAGCCTTATGGGTATTATTAATTGTAGGTTGTGGATTGTTTAATCCTGCAAAATATAACCCTAATCCAACACCACCAGTGCAAGATCATTGTGTTAAAGATTCAATTAGAGTTGACACAATAAGATTAACAAATGGTGTAGATCACATAATAATGTTAGATACAGTAAAAGTAAAATAATATGTCATATCATAATACATCAGGTTATAGTAGTCCAGCACCAAGCGGTGGTGGATCAATGATGTCTACTCCATCTACTACTACTACAGTTACTCCTGCTTCACAGCCGGCAACAACAACTACAGTAAGAAGGGGTGATCAAATAGGAACTTCAACAAGAATTAGAAGAAACCCTAATCAAAGACCTAATGTTATGAGAACAGCTGGATTAACAGATAGAATAGCACAAAGTTCTAGACTAGTACCTAGAACTTGTCAATTAAAAGTTAAAGGTGTGAATGTATGTAATCTAAGTAAAGTACAACAAGCTCAGTTAAGAACTCATCAATCACATCATACTAAAAAACATATTGAGTCTATGGTAGATCATATGAAGAAAGGTTGGAATTTTAATACATCACATTATATTGCAATGCAAACTGTAGGGAAATGAAACAATTAATTTACATATTATTATTATTATCTTTTACGATAAATGCACAAGATGAAAGTAAGTTTAAAACAGAACTTAAAAAAACTTTCAAGTTTTCTACATTTTATGCTGCAGTAAACGGTGGTACTTCTATTTCAGATCAGAATACATATTCTATATTAGATGGACTTCAAACCGATGTAGTAGAAACTCCATTTGATTATGCACTAACTCTAGGTGTAAGAAAGATACAAAGATTTGGATACGAGAACAAGGCTAACACATTCAAGGATGGTACAGAAACATCATACTCTGATGCCGCTACTATTGGACGAACTAGAGGATTTGAGTTTCTATTTGAAGCAGACTACAGAAGACAACAGGGTGACTCTTATGTAGACCAACATCACTTCTTACGATACCTAGCAGATAGATGGGTTGTTAAGGTAGAGTATCTACAGGATGGCTTTGCTGATGTAGAGTACATGGAAGCATCACAACGATATAGACAAAAGATAGGTAAGAGACTTTCACTTACTGCAGGGACAGCACAAAGGATCTCCGAGCCTTATGGTTTTGATCCATTAGAACAGTGGGTGTTATCCAACGGGAACATACACTACACAAACCTTGCTTTAGAAGAAGGGTATACAATTGACTTTGACCCAACAGGAATAAGCTACTTAGACCCTAGTGGGACAGTCGTGGCTACAAGTACTGAAGTCTGGGAAGAGGTAGTGGTCCCACAGATGCTTGATCAGTATGTAAAGTCTAGCAAAGATGCATTACCTGTACAATGGTGTTATTCTATAGTGGTTGGTGCTGACTATTACTACTACACTAAAAAGATCTGGCTACACTCATGGGCCAACATACTTCCTTATCATCTTAATACAGGGGGAGAGTATTCATATCATAACTTTAATGGTGGTAATTGGATAGACTATTCCGGTGGTTTAATCTTTGGTTATAAGATCAATAGAAACCTAGGTATATTTATTGAAGGTAAATATAACAAGTACTGGAATAGGGACTGGCATGATTTCAAGTTTGGAATAAATTACATCATACTTTAATTTCTAGGTATTTTTTTGTATATTATTATATAACCAATAATATAAAAATATGAACTGGATAAACAGTTGGCGTGAAGGAAATAAAAAGAATATTGTTGACTTCACATTTAGATTTGGGACATTGACCCTATTAGAATTAAATTGGAACCCGAGGAAAAGCTTCAGGTTTATAGTATTAAATTTTGGATTTGAATTATAAATGGCAACATTAAATACAACGGTATCATTAAGCAGTTTAACACTACTATCCGGCTTACTAAAGTTAGATACTAGTGCGCAAATAGATTATACATTTTCTGATGCAGTTGCTGATACAGTTAGTATTACAGGTTCACCTACAGATATACTTGGTACAGGACATTTAGTTAATAAGTATGTTTATGTAAAGAATAATGACACTACAAATTATTTAAAGCTTAGAGATAATGCTAGTAATATGTGGGGTCTTATTGAAGCAGGCAAGTGGGGGTTTTTTACAATCCCCTCTGGCACTGGTTTAAAATTTGAATCAAGTGCTGGTACAATAAGTATAGATTATATAATTTTTGATGCAAGTTAAAATATGGAATTAGAAGGATTAAAAAACGTAAAAGTAACAGCACATAGATCACAGATGACCTTTTGTGCTAGCTGTAAGAGTTGTCCAGCTATAGACATCTCAACTGAATCTGATAAAGTAGTGGTAGGAGGACAAGATGAAGGTTATACTGAATTTACTAAAGATCAATTTGAACTTTTTGTAAAGACAGTTAAAGAAGGTGCTTTTGATAGATTTTTTGAAAAAAAGTAATAACAATTAAAATATAAAATTATGCCAAATACAATGAAAGGTTTTGATGAAAAAAGAATAGCTAAAGCAATGATGGCTGGTGGAGGAATAGAAGATCCACTAGTTAAAGGAAGCTATGGAGTGTCTACAGATCCAAAAAAAGTTAAAGCAAACATGGGAATGAATGACAGAGTAATGGTTGATACACCTCAATATAAAGGTGCTGCACCAGGAATGAGAATGGGAATGGCTAGTAAAGGTTTAGAGGCCTTAGCTAAAGCAAATCCTGAGCTTACTTATAAGAAAACTAGGAGAGGTTACGAATATTAAAATATGAGCTTGCTTAAAAAGATTTTTTCAGGAGCCGGAAGCAACCTGATAGAATCCGTGGGTGGTGTTATAGACAACCTTGTAACTACAGATGATGAAAAGCTAGAGGCTAAAAGAAAGCTAAAAGAGCTAATCATGAATCATGAAGCTCAAATGGAGAAGAACATAACTGACCGTTGGACGGCAGATATGAACTCTGATTCATGGTTAAGTAAGAATGTAAGACCTATGGTTCTTATATTTTTAATAGTGTGTACTATGTTATTGATCTTTATTGATGCTGGTGCACTTACATTTACAGTAGAAGAAAAGTGGACAGATCTTCTACAATTAGTTTTAATAACAGTTATTGGAGCTTATTTTGGAGGTAGAACTGCAGAAAAGTTTAATAAGAAAAAGAAATAATTATGGGTTATAAAAAAGTAAATAGAAATTTTTTCAAGAAAAAAATACAAAAGGGTTTACCTAAGTATCAATCAAAAGGTGAAACAGATATAGAAGAATTAAAAAAAGCTCCGGATACTGATGTTATTATGGGTGATGGCACAGGTAATGTAGATATAGGTGAGGGCACAACCAATGTTGTTGTTGATAAATCAACTGGTATACCAATTGATAGAGGAGTAGACCCTGATATGTATACTACGGAAGGAGATACTTTATCAGATGAAGAGAGAGCACTCTTAATACAAAAACAATTGGATATGATGAATTTTGCAAATGACATGTCAAAGCTATCTGCAATAACGAATAATCCAAAAATGGGAACGGTACAAGATGTTGTAGGAAATGCAAATTTAGTAGAGCAAGGACCTACACAAAATGATATTATAATGGCAGCAATTGAATCTGGTAAAAAAGTTAAGCTTAATAAAGATGGTACTATCAAGAAGATAAAAAAGACTGGTGGTATAGCTAGAGGTAAGTTCTTAAGACAAGGTGGTAGCACTGGTAGAAAATTCTTATAATGGCTAAAAAAAATTGGATAAAGAAGGCTACTGATAGTATTAAACGTAGAGGCACAGAGGGTGTTTGTACGGGTAGTAAGTTTGGTAGTAAGTCTTGTCCAAAAGGATCTAAAAGATACAATCTAGCAAAAACTTTTAGAAAGATAGCTAAAAAGAAAAAGAAAAAATGTGGTGGATCAGTAATGTTTTGTGGTGGAGAATATCACACACCAATAGCAGCAGCTGTGGGCCCTAATGGTGTATTGTAATGGCAAAGCTAAAACAATTTTATTTTAACCCTTCTATAAAGAAATCCCATGGTAGACATGCTAAAAGCAAAACTACATTCAATAAAGGGAGTAGTAATTATACTAAAAAGTATAGAGGACAAGGAAGATAGAGGAGACTATTTGTCCCCTCTTTCTTTTATTAATCCCTCAAGAATTATAAGATAGTTTATGGCATCTCCTATTTTTTCTTCTAACAGTTCATCTGAAGGGATCTCATCAGGAAGTTTACTTATAATGGTTTTAATACTTTCAAAGTGTTTACAAGCATAACTCCATGCTACACCTTCTGGTGTATCTTCAAAAGAAAAACCTACACCGTTTTTAAATGATTGGAATACATCTAGGTCAGTAGCATATTCGTTCATTTTAACAGTATAAGTTTCTCTAGTTTTAGTGAACCTCTGTTCTAAAAGTTCAAAAAATTTATTTATTTTCAATTAAAATACTCTTTGTTCTTATTTTCCATTTCTTCTTTTGTAGTATACTTATAGTCAAACTTGGGCTCAACTTTTTCTGTATACTTATAATCAAATTTAGGTTCAAGTTTGTCTTTGTGTTTGTAGTCAAACTTTGGTGTTGTGTTTTTTTTCATAGTGTATGAATTAATTAATTAAACAATAATGTGTTAGAGTTTATCATCCCCCCAACATCTTTTTAATAACTTAGTTAACTTTAGCTCTACCCAAGTAATGGACTCTGCTAAAATGGTTAAACATAGTGCTGTTAACCAGAACAATATAATAATTAGTAGAAGTATAGATCCACTAGTAATCTTTATGCAAGATAATAAAAATAGTAATAGGTTTTTCATAATTTAAAAAATATATCTAATCTTATTCCAAGGTATTAATGTATCATGTAGCTCTGTAAATTTATTTATAAAATCTCTTTTTAAATAGTGTTTATATCTTATATTTTTACCTCCGAATTGTGATGTTTTGTACTCTTGTATTTCTTCTCTGCGTAAATCAACTTCTGTTTCTGGATGACGTAATAGGTTACTATAGTATTTATGTATTTCATGTGTTAAAAATATACACTCAGATAAAACTCCTTCTTTATTTTTAACATGTTTGTCTAATAAACAAAATAACTCATCATAGTCATGTAGCCATTTATCATAAACTATTATAGGACTGAAGTTAACATGTACATCATATCCTGCTTCTATGAATTGATCTATTGCCTCTATTCTTTCTTGTATTGTAGATGTGTTAGGTTCGTGTAGTTGTCTCTTCTTTTCAGGCATTAGACTAAATCTTATTCTTATTTTCTTATTTGGATTATACTTAAGTAATTCTTTATTTACATACTTAGTTGCTAGAGTTCCCATAGCAATATCATGATCTCTAAAAAAATTAAATATTGTTTTCCAATCATGATGCTTTAAATGTAGTGCAAAATCCTCATTACAACTTATATCATATGTGATATACTTTTCATGTGTTTGATTTGGCTTTTCTACTTCCAACTGTGCAAATGTAGCATGTGTATTTATTTGTGTTAATAGTTCTGATGTATTAGTAGCTATTGATAAACCTTTTGGTTTATTCCTTTTCATATAACAATAGGAGCATTCATATAAACACCCCCATCCAAAACTAGGAGATATAAAGTCTGAAGATCTTCCAGATGGTTTTATCTTCAGACTTTTTCTTATATCTTTAGTTATCATACTTTGTATTCTTCAAATGTATCATATTCTTGTGCTTCCATATCAGCATCCCAGTCAGATCCTATCTTTGATAAATCCCAATTATTATCTTTTTGATGTAATCCAACTTGACTTAATAGTTCTGCAGTCATAAACTCATGAAACTTTACTTGATCACTCATCCAAGTACGTGGGTGAGACTTTTTAAAAGAATGTGTAACATGATTATAAAATGTCCATGCATTATTAAGATCAGCTGAGTAATGATATGATGGATCTTTCATTTCTGCTTTTATAACAGAAACTTGTGACGCATCAATAATCTCTTCATCTAAGAATAATCTTCCAACTAGTTCTGCCTGATTCTTTTTAGGTAGAAATATTTGTCTCATTTTATTCTTATCATCAATCAACTTATCAAAATATTTATTAGCTGACTTAATTTGTGAACTTATTTGAGTATGAATATCATGATCTGCTTTACCTGTATGTTTTCTAGCATAGTTTGCCATGTCTCCACATAGCATACCATTACTACATACATTTACGAAAGCTCCTACAGCACACTGAAACCGTGTACTTTTATCATAAGAGTTAGTCCAGGCAAACATCATGCCCATTTCTTCATCTTTGGTAGAGGCAAGGTGATATACACCCTGCGCTACCTTTGCATTCATATTAGCTCTATAAAGTTCTTTTGTGATTCTAAATCCATTTTTGTCTAATAGAGTCTTAGTTGTCTCTATAACATCTTTATGAGGAATAACTGTATAAGTTTTTCCATGATTAGGTAGTGGTGCTGCCACTAGCATATCTCTTGTAGTAGTTGTTGGTCTTGTGTATCCCATATTTAATTAGTTTTAGTGCCAGAGGGGAGCCGTGCACGAATGAAACCTTGGCTCCCTTGGACTTAAAATGAATTATAACAAAACAAATATAATAATAAAACTTATTCAAACAATAACAATTGGTCACTTTTTACACCAATTATGTTATTAATTTCTTTCTCAATTGCATTAAGATAGTATTTTTCATTAATGTCATAGTCTGACCATTGTTTATGTTCTAGTTTATTAATTACAGTTTGAACCCATTGCCCAGACTCTAACTGAATCTCTCTTTTATCATTTTTATTTATTTTAACTATCTTACAACCTTTGTTTGAAATATAATATCTATTAATTTTTTGTAATTGATCTTGTTTTGCAACACCGTCTTTTACATACACAGCATGTTGCCTCCATGCACCTTTTGATTTAGCACCTATACAATAATCAAGAATATTTCTATTATGTTTTATTGTATATTCTGGTAAAGTTCCATCAACAAAGTATGCGTACAGTGCTTTTGGAATGATCAGTTTAGATTTATTCTTATGAAGAGCTAACCCTTCAAACTCAAATCTACCTTTACATTTAGCTTTACCATTAGTATCCACTGCTATGTAGTTATTTACATCAGCTAACACTAGCTTCTTGTACTGATCATGTTCAAGATTAAGACCGGTTATCTGTTCCCACTCTTCACAAACTTCCATATAAGCATCTATGTGCTCACGTGGTATGATAGTTTCTACACCATCAGTATTTTGCATAAGTGCTACAGAACCAGGAATCTTAGTCATAATCATTTCATACAACATCATTAGTGTAAGTTGACCATTAATAGTAATAAACATAGTAAACTGTGGATCATATAGAAAAGAGTTTTTGTCATTACTAAGACCATATGTACTATTTAGTATAATTTTATATACATAGTTCATTGGATCACTCTTTGGTATCTTCTTTCTTTCATCAAAGAACCATTGATATAATTCACAAAACTTCTCTTTAGGTATATGTGCAGGTGCATATTTATTAACGATAGCTAAGTTAGGATAGAAGCTAGTAACATCAGAAGACATTATAACTCTCTCAGTATCAGACTCATACACTCCAGGTTTAGTAGCACCATGAGCACCACCCAATCCAAAGTCAGTCTTTACACTTTTATATATTACAGAAGATTTAAATCCTCCTTTAGTATAATTAGGATTTATCTCTACAGTTTTAAACTTTTCTAATAAAGTTTTAAATTCAGGTGTATCAAACTTAATATAATCTAATATAAGATCCTTAACTTTAATTACATTTCTAAATGTTCTTAACTTCTTAACTTCATACCGTGGCATATCTAACTCTTTACTAAGATAGTAAGCAAAGATCTCTTTACTTATTCTTGGTTCAGATGCACTAAACAAATTTATATTGTATTTTTCTGTTAAATTCTTTCTCAAAGCTATCAAAGGTTTACATCTATTAAAGACTTCTTTAGTTGCTTCTACATCATTAATACAGTATTCAATAACTAGATCTAACTGATCCTGTGTATTTATTTCTGTATCATGATCTATAGGCATGTCTAAGATATTATCCCAGTCCATAGTATATTCTATCCACTTAAGACTAGATCTTTTAGCCATGTTATCCCAATGATTTAATTTAAATACATCTATTTGTTTAATACACATATGCCATTCAGGGAACTCTTGAAATTCATGATTATGTGCTTTCTCTATACATTTCTGCGCATAACTATATATCTCACCGGCAATGTCTTCTCCTTCCATTAAATCCCATTCTTTGTAATGTTTTATAATATAGTGAGTGATCTGTGCATCAAATGCTAATCCATTGTAGGATATATGCCACTCTTTATTTTCCGTATTTTCTTTAAGAAACTCTAGGAACTTACTAAAGTCATTACGCTGTTTACATATAGCAAAGACTTTAGTTTCTTCAGTTTTGTAGTGTTTAAACACACCAACAAAACAGTTCACTAGGGTTTCATAATCCATTACCCAGTGATTCATATTTAATAATTTTCATAAATACAAACATCATCATTACATAATGAGCTGTTTGTAAAGTATAGTTGATTTACATTGTGACCATTATATTCAGGATCAAAATTTGTAGCATCCCAATCACAACATATCTGTTCTTCAAGTTGCTTTTCGCAACCTACAAGAGAGGCTAAAAATAAATACCATAAAAATAATCCAAAATAATATAATTTCCATTTACTTCTTGAACTCATAATTACCAATTTATTGGTTCTTCACCATTATTAATTAAGTTTTCATTTATCTTTTTAAATAGATTGTCTGAATCCCATTTACCACCACGGTATGCAGCAGCTGCAGGATGTGCAACAAAATGTTTATTATGATCATCAGAAATATATTTTGCAAAAGGTTTTGCTTTAGCACCCATAAATACAAACTCAAGTACTTTAGAATGATCAGTTAAAACATGTGCAAATATACATTGACTCCAATGTTTCCATATGTTAACATGCGCCCCAATGTTATCTACTTCACATGTAAGTGCAGTATTTAACATAAGTACGCCTTGTTTAGACCATCTGCTTAGATCACAGTCTCTGGTTGCATCTGGATACTGTCTTTGAAGTTCATCAAAGATATATCTTAATGATGGTTGTTCTTTATTAGTCTTTGAACAACTAAATGCTATACCATCAGCAACACCTTCTTGAGGATATGGATCTTGTCCAACAATAACAACTTTAAGATCTCTATATGGGCACATCTCATATGCTCTAAGTAAATCACGAAATTTAGGTGTAAACTTCTTACCATTATCAACTTCTTTAGCTAATTCTAATAGTGGATCAGAGAATGCTTTTGAATGTATTGTATTCCAAAGTGTTTCTGCCCAACTTGTATATGGACTCTCAGAAGCATCTGAAAGCTTATTCATAAATTTTTCTTGTATTTCTTTTATATTCATAATGTGATTTTTGTGTAAAAAAATAGGGAGCCGTCACACAAACCGGCTCCCTACTAAACAAAACAATGTTTAAGAACAATAGATCTTTTATAGTGGATCTAACACTTACTCAGTTGTAGAGGTTACAATATCTGGTTTTGGTTGTGTAAATATTTGTTTATCATCTTCATCTTTTTTGAAGTATTGTTTATAGTCAAACTCGTCATGATTAACAGCAAACAATTTAATAAAGTTTTCTATTTCATCATGTGTCATAAGATAAAACTCACTAAAAGTATCAACCAGTCTTCTTTCTTCCTTAATAGGTTTAGGGTTTTGACCTGGTCTTGCTTTACCTTTAACAGGTACTTGATCTCCATTATCATCTATCTTTGGGACAAAATGATAACTTTGTTTCATTACCTTAGATATTACTACAAACATATCTTCATGTGGAGAGTATATGCATTCCACATATGGACAGTCCATTGTTATAGGAATCATTTTAAATGATCTTTGCATAACAAACACACTGTTTACTAACATCATATTTTGACCAATCATTTTATTATAATACTTGGATCCTTTTGTTAGTTCTTCAATAAATTTATTTGAAATTTTTTCTTCTGTCTTTTTTGCCATTGTTTTTAATTTTAAAATTTAAACAAATATATAATAATTATTTAAACAATTCCAAAGCTATAGCTTCTTTTTCAAAATTTTCTTTTTTCATATCTGGTTTATCACACAGCTGACCTACTTTATGTAAATCCTCTACAGGGACTTTTAATATCTCTGCATAGGTATCATAAAAATAGCCCGGATATAAATAACTTTCTATATATTCTGCTATTGTACCTGTGTCTCCAAAAAAATTTTTAATTATGTGCTTAGTTATTTTAGAAAACTTTGAATATTGTCCTTGTTTAAAATACTTTAAATCCGTTTTGTATACTCTTAAATCAAATGTAAATAACCATAATTTTTTGTTATCTTTTTGTTTTACTAAATCAAATGACTCAAAGTATATATTTTCTTTGATCTGTTCTATAAAGATGTTAAATGCTTTTTTATTTTTTTTATCTATTTCATACAAGCAAAAGAGTTTGTTCTTGCTTTCTGGAACACTTGTTCCCCATGATATATAAGTTTGTAATGGAACAAATCTTATACCCTTTTTAATACCTAATAAAGGGTATAAGAATACTTTGCTCTTTTGGAAATAATTTGAATAAATTTTTTTCATAAAGTTACATTACCGTTAGCAAATACATATGGCAGGTGATATTTTCTTTTACTGTAATGATAATTTGCTTCTACTAATGCTTCTCTTAGATTCTTAATCCATTCCATTAATGTTCGTTCTTGGACAGGAAAGACATATACCTGATCATACTTGTCTATAACTACAAATTTAAAAATAATTTTGTATTTCTGTTGTTTTTCATCAACATTTTTAATAACAAGTAACGTATATATAGCTGCTTGTAGCCAATAATTGTAATAATCTACTGTTTCTGCAAAGTCATTTAATGGTTTTGCAGTAGTTTTTAAATCTACAATAGTTATTGTTTCTGCTTCATCATCAATTATATACTTGTCAACTATACCTTTTAGTCCAAATTTATAATCAGATAAACTACATTGTAATTTTTTCTCATTATATACTTGAATATGATCTAAATCCCAGTCAGTGCCTTCTTGCATTAGTAACTTAGTTACTTCATCATTAGCCCGGATTATAACAACACGATCCATACAACGTGCAAATGTATCTGCATCAATTATAGTCTTACCTGTTGTTAATAGGAATTTAAAATACTCTTCACTTTCTTCTGTTATTATTTTATCTAATCTTTTACTATCTTCCTTAAACGATTGATATAAATTCTCTTCTTTCAAAGCTTTTAATATCTGATCATCTAAATCTTTTAACTTTACATAATTATTTGGATCAACAATTTTACTGCTGACATTTCTTAATACTTTTTTTACAGAATCCGATGGCATCTTTAGTGGTGTCATCACAAATTCTTCATTAAACCTATCTGGCTCTAATAGTAACAGGTGTATTAACCTACCTTCTATCAGATGTTTTTCCATCTTGGTTTCCCTTTCTTTAAGGATATAATCTTTATAAAAAAGTTTAGGTGAGAATAACAACCTGTTCAAGGAAGAGTAGCTAAAGCTAAACTCTCCCTTGTAAAACAGATCTTCTTTGACTTTATCTATCATAATCTATGTGATTCAGTGTGCATATCAACAAGATCTTCCATATACTGTAGATCTTCTTGACTTGGTATTACCTTTTCTTTAAGTTCCGGTTTTAATTGAATACTATCAGGACTAATACTAAAATGATTTTTACTATCAATACCCATCTGAGATGACAGTACATCATCATACATCTTCTGAGCAACTTCTTTCCAAGCGTATTCAGTTAATGCATTATCTTTAATTAAATATTCAATTAAATAATTATAACTATGACACCAGTTCCAACCATTCATTTGTATATACTTATCAAACTTCTTCCTTACGGACTTAAAGTTAACAGTATTCCAAACAGATGAATCTTTCATGGAGTCACTTAAGAATGAAAACAATAATGCTAGATATGTATGAGACTCTTTAATATTACAATTAGCTATCATTGCTAATGCTAGGTTCATATTTTCTTTGTCCCTAGTTCCATTCCAACCACAACCACTTTCAGTCTTTTCCCAACCAAGCATAGTTTTAAGTTGTATATACATCTCTTCTGTTAATACTTCAGAGTCTTCTGTAGCAATATCATTAATATTGCTGTCCCAAACAAGTTTAGATAGATTAGCTTGTATATCATTCCATTGATCTAATGATTCAATGTAATAATGATACTGAGTATTTCTACCTATATTTCTTGCTTTTTCAGCCATCTTAGAATATCTATCATGATTACTAGTACCCTCATAGTAATATGAACTAAACCACTCTGACTCAAATACAACATGAGCATCTACAGGTATCTTGTTTAGTGCATTTACAATTTCATCATAAAGATCATCTTCAAAACAATCTTGATAAACTCCTGCCCAAGTAAGTACATCTGCAGGTTTTGCTTGTGCAAGCCATCTAGTAACAAATAATCTATCAAAATACTTTTCAGATACAATACCATAGTCTGCCTGGTGAAAATCTCTTTTCAACTTAAGATCAAACTTTTCTTGTAGTATCTTTACCTTATCTCTTGATAAACTAAGTCTAGGAAATCTAAATAGTGACGTGGCATTTTTAAGATCATTAGATGTAATAGTTCCAATACCACTCATTATTTCTTTAATCTTTGTGTTATTAGCTCTATTTCTATATCTACCACCATTCTCAACTGATTCTATATAATGACCCAATTGTCTTACATCAACACTTCCATGTTGCATTATTAAAGTATTATTTACTTTATCCATTTTATTTGGGTCAATATCAATTAACCACAATTGTTTTAAATCTGTCATATCTTTGGTTTTAAATATTTTCTATACTCTTCTTTAACTTGTACTTTAAATGTATATAACTCTCTATTGCTAATAACAATCTCTTTACGAACAATAGGTTCAAGATATCTAAATGATTCTGAATCAAGATATTCTTCTTCTTCAAGATACTTAATCATTTCCTCAGCACTTGCACGTGAATATTTAGTAAAGTTAGATTTATCCATCCAATAGTTCATGTCTTTATCCCTATTAAATATATACATATAACCACTAACTTCTCTTGCCATATTCCATAGAAGGTGTTTCTTTTTTCTATAGTCAATAGCAGGAACCATTTTCTTAACAAGCTCACGCTCTTCAGAACTACCATGCTTAATCATTCTAACTATATCATCCATTAGTTGATTATCAAGTACTTTTTTATTTGCTGACTCATTTAAACATGTTTCAGCATATATAACAGGTATTTGCTCATTTCTAATTCTATAAGCAATCTGAACAGCTAAAGGAGTAAATACATAAGACTCATATAAATCTGCATCATAGTCAATACTATTTCTGCTATATGTCTCAGCCATCTTACCATCAAATACAATAGGAATAGTAGGATCTACATTTTTCTCACTATGTCTATCAGCTAAATCTTCACTTACACTAATATCCATAGCTTCATAGTTCATAGCTTTGAATAGCATACTATTAGTTCTGATTGACTCAGCATCACTATGATACTGACCATATTCATAATGAGTTATAAAACAATCAGCTTTATTAAAATCACTTGTTACAGTAATCTTATGCTCTCTTAATGCTTCCTTCATCCTAGGTAATGAAACCGGACATCCTGGAAGTATAAAAGCTTTTTTATATTGAGTTAGATCTACTACATCTATCTCACGATCAAACATGTTTTGAAATACTTTGTAAGTGTTATTAAGGTTACAGAATATAGCTTGACCCATATCCCAACTTTGTCTAGATAGAGCAACCTGATATACAGGCTGCCCATCTAAACCAAAGTCTTCTAACTGTTCCTTTATAGCACTGAAAGTACAATTATAAACTTTTGCCATCTTATTTCATTGTCATTTTGATGATCTCTGGATTCATCATCATCTTGTTAAACTTAGTTTTATTACCGTTGAAAATAGTTCTAACAATAAGATACTTCAAATCATTAGCAAATACATCCTTAGTACATAATGCTATCAATCTTTCATTGATCTTAGGTGTTACAGTATTTTCATTAGCATAAACAACTGAATAGTTAGCTAGTCTTGTTGCAAGAGTAGATGCAATATCTGCTCTATATGTGTCACCTTTTCCTAGAACACTATTTAGTTCTCCAATAACCCAATCTTGGTTATCATGTGTCAACATATCTTTAGGCGTGACCAGCTTGTCCAGTTTGTTGTTAATAAACGTAGTAAACATAGAAGCAAATGTGTCCCCAACAGAACCTTCACCAATCATTTGGATCATGCTTAGGTCATCTTCAAACTTTTCAAAACTTGAAATAGAGTTGAAGAATGCTGTGATGGATCTTGCATTAGTTTCTTTATTTACTAACTCAGGATGCAGTAACAGGAAGTTAATACAACGTGTGTCTATGTGCTGCTCTTCAGCCCATCTTGCCCATACATTTGCATCAAACTTTAGGTTAGCAGTAATATACCTAGTCTTTTGTGCTGAATCAACACTATTAACCATATAGTCACCATTATCTGGATTACTAGTTAGTATAATATGCCAATCAGCCGGTAAAGACCATGATATATATTGTTGCCTGTCAACCAATTCCATTACAGCTTGAATAAATCTAACATCTGCACGGTTCCAATCATCAAGAAGTAGGATACCACCTTTCTTCTTATCAGCAATCCACTCTGGTGCACAGTAAGACATTCTATTCTTACCGGTCATCTTCCATCCCTTTCTTAAATACTCTTCAACTGCAAGTTCATCAACCCACTGACCAATCTTCTTAGTTATAGTAGAGTCTGCAACTTGTGCAGATGCTGCAGCTTTCTGAGCTACTGTATAAGAAAGATCATCAATCTTCTTAGGTACTTGTTTTTCTCTAAACATTTGAAATTGTCTAACAGGAAAACCAACTAAGTCACCTAATTCTTCTATCTGTGCAAGATTAAGCTTAACAAAATCTAATTCATTTTCTTTAGCTAAATCTAATACAGCAGATGTCTTACCAATACCTGATTCACCTACTACTTCTACAGCAACCGGGTTCTTCCCTTGCTCTTGTAAGAATCTATTATTCTTTATTATATGGTTTACAAAACCTTTTAATTCATCAATATTTAAATTTACTTGTGCCATTTTTAATGTGTGTTTAATTGTATTGTTTTTCCTGGTAAATGATCCGTCCAATTAGATCTTGCACTAAGAACCCATAATGTGTTCTTTGGACAATCTTCTGGAGCTGGTGCTTCACCATCTGTTAAATATATAAGGGCAGTATATCTACCTCTCATTTCATTGAAGTGGTCAATAACCGGTTGGAAGCATGTACCTCCTCTACCTTTTATTTGCCAATCCTTTTTACTATTAAAAGGGGATATATCACTAATACCTGTATCACATTGTGCTACAGTTATCTGATGTCCCGTTTTTTGTACATGAACCATCTCACTCATAAAGTGTTCTAGTTCCTTCGTGTTAACAGATGCAGAAGTATCAACACCAATCAATATATGATTTTTGTGTTTGATCTTAAGACCTGGATTATCTGTATACCTTTTGTTGAATTTTCTTCTCAACTTCTTTGTGAAAGTAAACACGGAGTTACCCACAAATCTCTTTAAATAGCCCTTCCAATCAAATGACGGAGGATGTATGGTTCTTAGCTTTTTAATTAATTCAGCTAACTCACCCGGAATAGTTCCTCTTCTCTTTTCAGTTTGTTCTGCAGTTTCTTTTAGTTGATGTTCAATTTGTTTTTCAACTAGCTTCTTCTCTGCTTCTGTAAGATCTTCAAACTCTTCCCATGTTTTATGATCATATTGACTATCACCATCCATCTGATCTAATATAGATTGTAGTGACTGACAAGGATTATCCTTGCACTCTTGTTCCAATAAATCATAATACTTTTTAGTACCGGCTTTCTTTGGCAGCTTTAGTTCAGCAAAACTATCTAAAGTTAAACCACCTTCAGGAAGCATGTTACTATCTATATACTGATTGATCTCAAGATCTGCAGCAATATTAAACAACTTCTTGTTAGGATAAGAGTCTCTCATCATGAGATGTCCAAATGAAACGTGTAATAGTTCATGTTTAAGTAAACCTATCTGGTGTTCATCTGGTAATCCCATAAAAAAATCCGGGTTAATAGATAGTTGTATACCTATACCATTTTTACTGACACCCGCTGTTGGGACGTCCTTTCTTATTTTCTTGTTAAGTCCAATAAGAAAGAGCCCATAAAAAGGCTCTCTTAATATTAGTGACTTACAAGCTCTTGCTAGTTTATCTTGTATATCTATCATAAATTATTTACTATATTGTCTATTTCACGTTGATCCTCTTTACTAACTGGTTCTATTGGTTTTGTATGTTCCCAATCAAGTTCAATCTTAACATCTTTAATAAATTTCCAAGTATCTTTAAAGACAGGAAGCATTTGTTTATGTACTTCAAACTCTATAATCTCTTGTTCAGTTCTTATACCTAAAGTATTATCAAGATCTTTAAACATTTCATTCCATTCTTTGATACCGTGGTAATCTATATTAAACTTTTGACAAAAGTCTTGCCTTCTACCAAAAGTCAAAGATTTAGCAAACAACATTCTTGTAACAGATGTTATTTCTTTTATGTTTTTTATATTCTCACAAGCCACATTATAATCTTCATCAGATCCATGGAGGAGTTCTCTTAATTTTTTATATTCTTCTAAACTAATCATTGATTTTCATTGTTTTAATCATCCACAAGGGTAGTTTTTTCTTGTGTATATTATCTAACCATTCTTTTGCAGAGGGAATGTAGTTGTTACAATCCTCTCTTACATGCTGCTCTGCAACATATCTTGTATAAACAGGTTTACCATCTGAATTTGTAAATACTGGCCCAAACTTTCTTTCACATTCAAATATACCTTCACTGTGATGACGAAACATTCTGTGTAAGTGATTACCCACCCAACTTTTTGTTGCATCTAACCAGTTATGTATATGTATGTAATCATCAGGACACCCGCCAAACTTCTTTACAGAAGACTTGGCATGAATATTTGGATGTGCCATTAAAAGAAATGTGTGACATTATCAGTACTAAAGTCTATATTATCATAGTAATGATCTTCACAAACACGTTGTGTATGATTAATTTTAACATCCCATGGAGTTTTTGTACAATCAATTATCATTTGACCATATCCTCCATCATTGTTAATCCAATCCCACTCTATATGGTGACTTAACGTACTATATAGTAAGTCATCCCATTCTGCTTCTACGTCATCATTTAATTTAACATCAATTTTATTACCATCAATGTCTTCATATCTAGTTTCATCTAAACATCCGTCATCACCACCACCACTATAATCTACTTCTATTTTTGCTATATTGTGATCTTTAATCACTTGAACTGCTAGGTTTCTTTTTAGTTTTGTTTCCATTTTTAATTAACTTAATTTCTACACCGGGGTTTTCCTTATCATATTCATAAGGTTCAAATACAGGTAGAATGTTTTCACAATTATCATCATCAATCCAATTATGTTTAACCATATCATCTTGCACTGTCTGTGCAGGATTTATATAATCAAACTTATGTCTAGATCCTCTGATGAACTTAAATGATATTTTAACAGGTAACTCAAGTTTAGATAGTTGTTTTCTAAACCCTTTTCTATACATGTCATAGTATTTGGCTGTTGCTTTTCTATATTTAGTTGTTGCTTTGCTGGACACGAAGTATCTACCTGTCCATCTACGTCCATTTTTACTACTTGGTACGTTACCTGGTATAAACCATTTCATAAAACACTTTTAAGTTTAACTTTTATTTCTTTGTGAGCATCAGTAAAGCCTTTCTCTTTTACAAGATCAGCAATGTCTTTGCTACTGTCTAACCATGTGCCGGAAATGTTATACAGCTCTCTGTACTTGTGAACTGCATTATGTCCTGCAACATCATTATCAAATAAAGTTACAACTTTTTTGTACTTTTTCTTAAGATTTTCAATTATATAAGGTTTTATTATAGTATTTTCTGAGTCAGGAGCAATAACTTCAATATTATATCCAAATTGTTTTAGACACATTGCATCTTTCAAAGAAGAACATATAATAAGATAAGGCTGATTGTACTCTAACTGATCTAATCCTTGAAGTTGAGGTTTAACTTTAATAAATTTAAACTTCTTATTTCTTGGTTGGTAGATCTTATAAACTTCATTCTTAGAAAAGTAACCATATATATAAGGTTGTTGAATAGTTATCTTGCTATTTTCTTTAACCATATGATAGTATTCAAGTGCTTTTACATTATATTTATCTAACATCTCTGCATCAATATTAAATTGAAGCCAAAATGTTACATCATGTCTCTTCCAATCCCTTGTCATTATACCATCAACTTTATACTTTGACTCCGGTTTTAATGTAGATTGTGTGTATGTACCTTTCTCTGTAATAAATTTGTTATAGTCTTGACCTATTTTAAATACTGCTTTAGAATAATCTATATTAAATAGTTCTTTTACTAAATCAATTCTATTACCGCCTTTGCCTGTTGAAAAATCTTTAAACTTATATTGACCTTTATCCACAAATATCCACATGCTTGGAGTTCTTTCTGATGGATGAAATACAGATTTAATCTGCACATTCTGTCCATTCAGTCTTTCTGGTAAATCCAGATAGAACTCAAACACCCATGTACTTGGAACTTTAGATCCATCTAATATGAGATTCTTAGTGCTTATCATAATTCTAAAAATAAAAGAGGGAGGGTGCACGTGCTAATTACTGCTCTTAACCTCCCCTTTTATAATAATATAGGGACAAGTAAGTGCCCCTATATGTTAACTTGATTGTATTGACTGATATTATGCGGTATTCACTCCGTTGCAGGACAGCCAATACACCTCTTACTAGGTAATATTATCCTGCAAAATTATAATTCAAAATCAGAACCTGATCCTGAATCTGCTTTAAATGGAGTTTCATCATTAGAAATCTCTTTCTTAACTAAAGCTTTTACATGCACAGCACGGTCAAACTTAAGAAGTCTAGAGTTTTCTTTTTCTAATGCTTCCATTGCAATTCCATCTTTAGATATACGTGGTAAGTAAAGATCATTATTTACATAACCTTCTTTATTTTCCCACTCACGACCACCTATACACATGTTAATAAGTTTAGAACCACCCATTAATCTATCACATTCAGTCATAAACTCCTCTATAGTTTGTGCTTCAATAGAATCTAATCCATCTCTCATATCTAAAGTTTCAGCAAGAGTAATCATGTGCTTTAAGATCTCTTGATCTCTACTAATTTCTCTACCACTTGGTAATGTAGTATCCTTAAAAGGAAAAGGACTAATCCTTACTCTACCAATTTGACCGTCATATCTACCTTTAGATTGATCATTATAGTCTCTAAAGAAACCTTCAAAACCACCTCCAACAGGTGCAGTTTCTACATGTAAATGTATATTGTATGAATCAGCATCATACGGTGTTTGATCTAGTGTAATAGAATTAATCTTTACTACATGATTACCTGGATCTAATACAGGCTTTGTACGTCCGCTTCCTGCAGACATGTCTTTAGTATTCAACATAACTTTCTTATTTTTAACTTCGTTCATTTTAATTAATTTTCATATTCAATAATTGCATCTTTAACAACTTGTAATGAATTATCTATACGTGCATCATCAAACATACCGTCTGGTGACTTACAAGTATTTTCTCCATTATTAACTGTTTCAAATACATAACTTAACTTATCATCATCTCCTTTGACAACTTTGCCAAATAGAACTATAGAGAACAGACCTTCCAAAGTTAAAGCATTATCTATCATTTTACCTACAGTTTTTGCTTTTACTTTTCTGTGTCCATTCACATCTGTTGATTCTTCAGAGTGTGTAAGAAAGAATATATATAAGTCATCTCTCATATCTTTAGGCATCTTAGCAACTTGTGCAAGATTCTTTGCAATAGAGGTAAACTTATCATAACCTTTCTCATCAGCTCTATCAAAGTACTCAAAGCTGGACATATATTGCCAGTCATCAACTACTAGATTTTTTATATGAGGCATCTTATCATTAACATGCATCATAGCTTTCATAATCCCTGCAGCTGTAGCTGTAGTAGCCATGTTACCTTTAGGATTATCTTTATTTATTGCTGTATAATTCTTTTTCCATCCTTTGAATGGTAAAGGTTTATTAGCAATGTTAATTATAAACGTCTCTTTAGGATCTAAATCCCTAATAGATGTTGACTTACCTGACCCAGAGTCAGCTATAACTAATACAGAATGTGCCATTTTATTTACTTAATTTTTGGTTTATACTTAATAACGCTCTTTCAATGCCTTTTAAAACATCTACTATATCTCTTTCATCTGGATTAACTATGTTAACTGTTTCCTTTACTTTAGATCTATCAGTAATATCATTTATTACTTTTAGTTCTGCTACAGGCACAATATGTCTTTCAAATCCAGAACTACTTGTTACTTTCTCATACTCTTCAGCCCAATGAGGATTATGTTTTAATAAATATAATGTCCTCTTTGAATCTTCTGAATCATATTGAATACTAACAAATTCTGTAAAGATGTCTTTACCTTTCTGTAATTCACTTGGAAAGAAAGATACATGTAACTCATCTTTACCCGATGGTCTATATGCCATCTTTGGAATATATAATGCATTTACATTACCTTCTTTCTGAAAGTAATCCTCATGCTCTTTTCTTAATTCTAATACTTTTGCTTTACGCTCTTGTGGTGTCATATATTATCTTCTTTGTTCTTGTTGAGCTGGTGTATCCATCTCGTGTATTTCCATTCTTTCAAATGCTGCTTTGAAGAAACTCATACGTGTATCACCATTCCTTGCTTTTAAGAAATGTAATACAAGAGTTCTATCATCTTCTATTATAAATCTATCAGGACCATAGTATCTAATCTTTTGTTTTGCAGGACGGTTAATACCAATTAAGGTATCAGCATGTTGTAGCATTGCATCTGAACCAAATATATCTGATTCTAATACATAGTTACCATACTTACCGTTTACTGCTCTATCCGGATTATCTATGTTCCTATTTAGTTGTGATAGACATATAAACAAACAAGGGTAGTCTCTTTTACACTGTGTAAAGAACTCACCTAATTCAAATAACATATCTAATCTGTTATTCTGATAAGGTGCACGCTTTACTAGTATACTATGATCCAACGTAATAATAGTTTTTTTACCTTTATGTTGAGTCATATACATATCAACTTGATCTCTCATTTGATTTACAGTCATTGGTGTAGTAATTTGATCTACAGGACTTTTAATTCTGTTTTTAGAATACGCATGACATTTGTCAAATGTTTCTTTATCTAATTTACTACCTGCACTACATAATTCTTTATAAGTTTTACCTGTAATAGATGAAAACTCTCTTAATGCTGTAGTTCTACCAACCATTTCAAAACTAAACTCTAATACTCTAAAGTCTTCAGCTGGATTAAGAATGAAAGCTTCTCTTACTATCTGGTCTTTGATCAAGGTTTTACCTGATCCAGGCCGTCCCCCAATAACTGTAAGAGTGTTCCATTCTAATCCATCTGTAACTGCATCATTAAACTTAGGCCATGGTGTTTGTATAGATTTCTCTGTACCATTTTGCCTAGCAAGCATATATTTTAAAGCTTCATTAAATGCATGGTATTGACCATCCCACTCTTGTTTAATCTGACTCATACTACTTTCTCTTTAAATGGTTGATCATCTTCTACCTCTACACCATCACGAACCATATCACAATAGTCTGCTAATTCTGAATGCTTTACTTTATGTTTATCTGATTTACAAATAAAATATTGACTTGTTTTCATATACATATATTCTTTTTCTCTATATTCATTAACATACATAACAGTTGCATGTGCAACTTCATCCCATGTATAATCATAAGTATCAAAGAACCATCTAAATGCATTTTCTAAAGTTTTTACATTTTGTCTACCTGGTTTACCACTTGGTAGTTTACCTGCAGGAAATGCTTCTCTATATACCTTAAGCATCTCTGCATAACCTTTACCAAGTAACTGTGTTGTAGTTCTTTTCTTTGCTACTCTAAAATACTGATCATACTTAACACAAAGACTTTTACCCTTTGGTGTTATATAATACCTTGCTCCTTCTTTAAATGCTAATAAACCTAACTTAATTAATGCTCCTGCATCATACTGTTTGTTTTGTATAGGAAAAGAAATTTTATTCTTAATCCCGTACAAGAGAAGTAATTGGTTGGGTGTAAGCTTGTCCTTTAATATCTTCTGGAATAGTTCTAACATAATTTCTAATATTTTCTTTTAATTTATTGTAGGCTTCACAGAACATATGATCACCAATGTCTAATAAACTTTGTGATTGTCTTATACCATGTAATACGCTTGCATGGTGTTTATTAATATGGTCACCTGTATACTGTAAAGTAAATCCCATTTTATTACACATGTAACAAAAAAGTTGTTTGAATAATACAAACTCTCTTTTCCTACATTCTTTACCTAAAGATCTCCAACCTTTAAATTCTGGATATAATGTACGCATTGTACTTAAGACTAGTTTTTCTACTATTTCAATAGTTTTATCTTGATGAGCCTGCTTCATTGCATCTACCTCATCTTCCCATTGCTTTATATTGAAAAGTACTTGTGATTTTTCACTAACTAATATACTAATATTTTTACCGTACTTTGATTCAAAAGAGTTTTTAAACTGTTGAATCTCATTTGTCATTTTTAAAATATCTTCTTTAAACATTGTTGTTTTATTTAAGGTTTGTAAAGATACTAAAATTATTGTATCTTTGTTTATATAATCTTATAATTATGGCTAAAAAAAAGAACTTAAAATCTAAACCATTAAGCGGTGAGCAAAAAATAGAAGCACTTGCTAAATTAGGAAAAGCTCCTAAAGATACAGTTATAACCATACCAGATGAAGCTATCATAAATGTCCCTATTTCAGGAAGCTTTAGAAAAGCAATTGAAGATGTATTATTTTACATCATGGGTCCTATGACAGCAGAAGAAATAATGGAAACTATGGGTAAAATTAAAATACATTTTAAAGATATACCTGCAGAAAAAATTACTCAAAGAGATAAAGCTGTTTGGACTATAATGTCATTACAATCAGAAATTAATTTTCAAGCTGCTGATCAAAAGAAAACTGTTGTTGGTAACGATCCTGTAAAAGAAAAACTTTCTACATTACTTTATGATATGGATCCTGAAGGATTTATTAAAGAAAACAATGAAAGAAAATCTAACGTAGATTAACCCCCACAAAATCCCCCATTTCAATTAAGGACTGTATAACTAAGTTTAATTCTTGTTTACTACAGTCCTTAAATGATTTACAATATTCTTGTCCATCTTTAACAAAACATAGTCCTGTCTTTCTTTTAACTTCAAGTTTCATCTCTTGAAATGTATGACCAACTTCATTAGCCACTTCTCTTATCATAGCATGTACCTTTGCAAGTTGTGCATTAGTACCGTCTTCTCCAGATACACTAACAAATATTTCTACTTTTGCACCTTCAGGTAACTCTTTAATCCAATTTTTATAAAGAGTACCTTTAGCTTTTATAGTGTGAACAAGTTCACCATCTACTTTTTTTAATATTGAAAAGAAGTTGCTTTTCATCTTAACATATTAATTATTAAAAATATTATTATAAATACTAATACTTTAACTTCAAATCTATTCATATTAATTTATTTAAACAAAGACCTTATAAGCTGTTATTGCTAATATTATTAACAAAAATATAAAAGCATCTTTAGCTCTTTGGTCATAAAAATTTTCATTACCTGTTTTCATAATACTCTACTATTTCTTTTTCTAACTCATACATTGTCTCTGGACATAGTTCATAGAAAAAATCAGCCATATCAACTTGTTCATCTGTTACTATGTTAACTTCATCATTCCATAAGTATATTCCTGTAACTTCAATAGAAGATCCTGTACCAGGATAATCATGTGTAGCTGGTTCAGCTTGTATATATTTATATTCTATTTCTAAATCCCAATCATTTATTGTCTTTGTATAAGTGTTCAACCTCATTTTTATACTCTTTTTCTTTTATTATTTTCTTTAAATATTCTGCAGGAGTACCCTCCCATTTTTCATTCTTCATCTGAATGTAAATGTTTTTCATTTTTCCCATCTTTATGCTCTTTTAATATTAATCTTGCAGGAATAACTTTTAACATATTACATGTAGAACAAGCTCTTCCTTCTGAATTATATAGCGGCAATGGATTATGCCCATAACCTGTAAACTTTTTATTACATAAACAACAAATTATTTCTTGGTTCTCTTGTCTATCCATGATCCTATTTGTGTTGTAATGTACATACCTGCGGCAAAAGAAGCTCCTAATATTATAAAAACTCCTGCCCACTCTAATATATTTACTATCATTTTTCTAGTGGATTAAAATATTTAACTTTATCTGAATCAAATGTAGCTAATGCTGCATTGACCCACTTAACATCTTGACTATTCTTATAGCACAGTATATGGCAAGTAGCTGTCTGATTAGGATTAAGACGTAATAAACGGCCTATTCTTTGTGCAGACTTACGCTCATTGCCATATGCATGCATAATTATACCTTGTTTTAAATTAGGTATAGTAACACCCTCATTCAACTGTAATACACAAGATAGTTTATCTATTCTACCATCACTAAATAACTGTAAGTTATCCTCCGATGCAGTGTTTTTAGAATGATAACTATGTTTACACATTCTATCAGCTTGTGCTTGTGTATTAGCAAAGACAATACATTGATCAGCTATGTTTCTAATCAAACCTTTTGCATATGATTCTTTAGTAGGATAATCCATCATGGCTTTCATACGCATTATAGATAAAAATTGTCTTTGTTTTGGTGTCTGTGCATCTCCCAATGCACCCGTATAGTACTGATAATCAGCTAGTTCTGAAGTATACCATGTTCTTCCATCTTTTGTAGACTTCTTAACATTCTTTACTTTAGATAATTCTAGCTCATGTACTATAATTTGATAGTCATTAAGTATACTATTATCCGTTGCATCATCTACACTAAACGTATATTTGACAGGACAATACTTATTAACCATTTTAAACTTCTCACCAGATTTAGGTGGTGTACCAGTTAAACCTAGTATTCTACCATTAAATTCAGAAAGAAACTTTTCATGTGATTCCAATAAACTATGACATTCATCAAGATAAAGTAAATCATAATCTTTTGGATTCTTTTTATTTAGTGACAAGTATGTTGTATAGATTATATGATCTTCCATTTTATCTTGTTCACCTAATAGTTGTAATTCTTTAATCCATGCAGTCATTACAGACCACTTAGGAACTACAACTAAAACTCTTATGAAAGGATCATAAAGTTTTATTAGATGTTGTATAGCAATTCTTGTTTTACCAACACCCATAGATATACCGAGCGTTGCTCTACTGTTATTTATTGCTATGTCTAAAGCATCTTGTTGTACTTTATCCCTTGTAACTTCTTTCACTTCCATATTTTATTTATTATTGCTTGGCTTATAAATAATAACATTATAAGTATCATAATTGCAAATGTTTTCATACTAATTTAAACCTATATTATTATCTTTTAATATTCTATGTAACTCTTCATGTTGATCCATTTCTCTAAAATGTTCTTGAATTTGATCTAATTTTGAAGTTAATTCTTCTGGTAATAACTCCATTTCAAAGTCATTAACATCATTTATTATATGCAATAGTGTTTCTTGATCTATAACATCAGGGTTATTTGATAGAAACATTGCAAGATCATATAAATCTTCTTTTTGTAAATTATCTGCTAAATATTTTAATAATTTTATCATATTCTTTTAATTGAAAATCCTAATTCTTCTGCCTCTATTGGATTAAGCTCAATCCAATTGTGACAATTTCTACATACTGATAGCCAGGTACTTACATCATTATGATATTTACCTCTACCTTTTTTGTGGTGTACTTCTGTTGATCTACTAGTACAACGTGGCAAAGCTGCCTGACACAAAGGATATTCATCAAGAAATACCCTTCTTAATTTACTATACTTTGCATCAAGCTTTTGCATTTTTTTAGATTTTTGTCTCATTTTAAACTTAAATAGTTTTTTGGTAGTAAACCTACACTTATAAACTTAACAATTAAATCTTCGTAGTTTATACCTAATTCTTTAAGAGTCATTTTATTCTTATAATCAGGTAAATATTCATATGGCATTTCATGTATAGCTTTACCAAGTTCAGACTTAGCAAATATACGTAAAATTGGCTTAACTTGTTGCCATGCCACATACTGTTTTAGATTATTAATAGCATGTTGACCACGCTTCCATACTTTAGTAATTCTTCTTTTCTTATCCCAATGCATACTATCTACTTCAACAGGCTTATACATCTTTAATCCATGCAGTATTCTTTTAAATAAAAAGTGCTGATGTGGATTTAACTTTGTATAAACAATTGGCTGCTTCAGATCTTTCTTGATTATTTGATATTCAGATAACATACCTAAATATGTATATCTTGCTTCTTCTCTTACTTGTTTTAATTTTTGATATTGTTCTTTATTAAACATGGCTTTATAATTTTAATTAAATGAGTTTATAAAATAGAAAAGGGCCCATTCGGACCCTTCTCATAACATAAATTATTAACTTAAGGTGTTAATGAACCTATAATTCAAAAGTTTCATCTTCCATGACTACTTCTTCTTCCTTTTGCTCTTCTTCAACTACCTCTTCTTTCTTCTTGTCTATGACATTTTGAAGATCTTCTTGAGTTAGCTTCTTCTTAACAGGCTTAACTACTTTATCTGCAGTAGTATTATTACCTTGAGCATCTCTAATTTCTTGACCATTTACATGTGGTATAAGCTGATCTTTAACTGTACCACTTGCATCATACTCCATTGTATGATAGATATCTCTTACTTCACCTGTGTCAGGATCAACACCTTTACATATTACACCTGTATCACCAGCAATTTTAAGATCTCTTTCTGGTTCAGTATTTCTAAATGGTTCAAAAGATTCTATTCTTACTAAATTACCATCAAATGTAGTATCTGCAGTTATACCTAGCGGTTGTAACTTCTCTATTTCACCTTTCATTAAATATGATCTTGTTTTGTGATCAAAGAAACCTTGCTTGTTCCACATTCCTAGTTCTTGTTGTACTCTAATAAAACCCCATTTTGGATTGTTTTTTGATACTCTTATAATGTTCCCTAATTCATCAGGAACTACTTTAATTTTAGCATTTTGTGCCATAGTTATTGATTTTTGTGTGTTAATTATTAATTGTTCTTAGTATTTGTGACTTAGTTGTCATCACGATGGAAATATTTATCATCCATTTTTTCTATATCCTTGATTTCATCAAGGCTTGGTTCTCTTTCATTAAATTCCCAGACTTCAGGTTCATCAGTTTTTCTGCCTGGATTTTTGATAGAGGATTTATAAAAAGGATTAGGAGCTTCAGAAGTATATTCTTTACCAAGACCATTAAGTTCTCTTATATCTTGTTCATCAAGTTCAAGATATTGTTCAAGAGACATTTCTATTATTCTTCCGTTTGGTAACTGGTAAATCATAGCACAAAGCTATACTATTATTTTTACATTACATAGTTATATATCTCACATTAGTAAATAATAAATGAGTAGTATAGCTATCATGCTACAACAAATTTTCTCCCAATTCTTTTTATATATCCTTTTTTCTTTAATTTCTGCAAATTTCTAGTAATTGTACTAGGATTTACATCACATAGATCTGCTAATGTATTTATAGAAGGAAAACAAACTCTTTCTTTATTTGCATATGTACAAATCAGTGCGTATAATCCTTTAGCTTGCATAGATAGTTCTGGATCAGTTAATATATCTTTATTAACTATGCCAAAGGCTTCCATAACTTTATAATATTTGATCTTCTAACTCTTATCTTTTTAAATTTACCTTCATAATTATCTTTAATTCCTATATAAGCATTTACTTTATATTCTGTTGCATAAGGATTAACTCCATCTTGATAATTAGTATCATCTATAATTACACCTTTAATATGACCATGCTCATCCATAAGTTTTGCATCCTTCATCATATCCTCTTGACATAAATCTTTAAGATCATATTTGTTATCTATTGGATCAAACCAAACTATATCTTCTTTTTTAAATAGTACATGCTCTCTTTCATTAACTATTTCATCCATCACTGTACCTTTTTGTTCATCACTTAAATATGATATCATCATTCTTAATATAAAGTCATCCTTTATTGATTCTTTTATTATCTTATATGTTATTTTTTCTAGATTCATATTATTATTATTATTACAAATTATGGATTAAGAGGACACGAAGTCCTCCTAATCACTACTCACTCAATTAAGGTATCTCAACCTAAGTAGTTTATAGTCATACTTAAGACTATGGTACTGTTAGCTATGCAACTGTGCATACATTACTTGTTTTTTGTTCTCTTTTTCTTTGTGATCTTAGAGTGTTTTTCTTCTACAAGTTTGTTTAATCTTTCTTGCAAGTCTGACAATACTTTTATTGCTAAAGTTGGATTAGAATACTGCATAGTTTCTATCTTAAAGGGTTAAAACTAGAAAAAAGGGTGATGTGTAGCTATAGACACCACCCCAATTTCCCTAACTACGAAAACATTTACTTCCAAGTATATGTTAACGCTGTGAATGGTAATACAATACCAAGCATTTTATCTTTCTTAGTAGGATATATAAATCCTAAAGATATTGCAGGTACTCTTTCCATTCTGAATTTGCCTTTCTTTATTCTAGGCATGGTACTAAAACCAAGTAGTGCAACCCCAACTGCAAGTATATTTGCTATTATAAGAAGCACAGCTGTTGCTATAAATCTTCTATCTGGTTGGAAAAATACTATATAGTCTAGTAATAATACGGTTATTGGTATAATAAATACCAATGAAAAATAAAATAATCTTTTCATGTTAATTGTTTTAATAGTTAGTTAATTGATTACATATGTGATGTACACATAATTATAACAAATATACATAGCAGTATACCTATTATGGCTAAAATATCTTGTTTCATAATTTATACAGTTTACTCTGTTAGGTTACACCAACTAACTCCACACTCCTGCTATACAGTATATGAGCTACTATGGCTCTACTGTAGACTTACGGCATATTATAGTTGTAACTAATTTTACAGGTATTATCAATACAGACATTTGCTATCCTGTATCAATAGTTAGTTGGTTTAAATTAAATAGAGGTAACTTATTTGCGAGCATAAGCTACCTCTATTAGAGTAGGTTGATTAACATATTTATTATTCCAATAATATCCCTGTTAATCTGGGATTTGTATAGCTGTCTCACTATACGGATGGACTTACATCTTTCACCAACGTTATTCTTATACAGTTCATTCTGTATACTTTCATGGTTACTTTATTGAACGCCTACTTGAAGTCAAGTTTATTTATTACCATAGTTGATTTTCTTCCTTTTCCAACCAATCAGATCCAGCAAACATCTGTTTTGCACTTCTAATCATAGCATCTTCAGTATTTTGTAAACGAATCCGTTTACCTTCTTCATATGCTTCAACACATTGTTGACATTCATGTACTTCATCACAAGAACATGTTAATGATGGATCAATGCTATATAACATAGCTTTATCCTTTGCTTCTTCATAAGTCATATCATTTAATTTTAAGTAAGTTATTAATTCTTTGAGTTGCGGTTACTATGTCTCTTATCCTATAGAGAGAGAACATATAGACTATAAGTACACTATCAAC